TGAATGTACCTTTGCATTTAAATGAAGATGGCATAGATAAAATTAGTCTGAAGACTGCGTTTGATAACCTTACATCAAGTCGCAGTCTTTTTTTATACAACCATTTCGGTAGTCTTGATCCTGATATATTGCTTGAACAGATTAGATACTTGGCAACAGTTGATGGAGTACAGGTAGTCATACTAGATCATATATCTATAGTCATGTCAGGTCTTGAGCTAGATAATGAAAGACGTGCTATTGACGTAACCATGACTAAGCTTAGAAGTCTATGTGAATCTACCAACATAGCTTTGATAGTAGTCAGTCATCTACGTAGACCACAAGGGCAGGGGCATGAAGAAGGTAGAGACATTTCTGTATCTGATCTTAGAGGTTCTCACTCTTTAGTACAGCTATCAGATGTAGTACTTGGTGCATCAAGAAATCAAGTAGGAGATGAGAGTGAAAGGCAAAGACTTCAGCTAAAGGTATTGAAGTCTAGACATACAGGTATGACAGGTGAAGTAGATAAATTATTATACGACCAGAAGACAGGTCGATTAATTGTATATGAAAATTCTTTTGGAGATCTATGACTTTATTAATTGATGCTGATTGGCTTGTCTACTCTTCTTGCTGTGCTTGTGAACAAGACATCAGATGGACAGAGTGGGAGCATACACTTCACTCTGATGAAAGAGATATATTAAATCTCATTGATACCAGACTTGATGTTTATAAAACTATTGCTGAAGGAAAGCATGACATAGTTATGTGCTTTACTTCTTACCCTACATTTAGACATGACATATTCCCTGAGTACAAGATCAACAGGATAGGTAAAAGAAAACCTTTAGCACTTAAGACTGTAATCAAACAAGTCAAACAAAACTATGAATCAGTCAGTTATGAAAACCTTGAAGGAGATGATGTCATGGCTTTGCTTGCAACCAATGGTAAATATAAAGATCCAATCATAGTATCAGTTGATAAAGATATGAGGACTGTACCTTGCAAGCTGATTGCTGAAGATGAGATTGAACATATCACAGAGAAGAAAGCTAATAGACATTGGTTAGAGATGTCACTAGCTGGTGATGCAGGTGATGGGATTATTGGTATTAAAGGTATGGGTATGGTTACAGCAAGTAAGACTTTAACTAATACACCTGATACTCTTGATGCACTATGGACAAAGGTATTAGAAACTTATACAAAGAAAGGTTACAGTATTGCTGATGCAATTCTTAATGCAAGACTCACAAGAATATTACGAGAAGGAGATTACGATTATAATACAGGTGAGGTGAAACTTTGGAAGCCATGAAGAAAACCCCCAAGACGAGTCACTTGTCTCAGGGGTTCTCTACGCTTTACCAATGGGTAACCACTCCCATTGATTTGATGATAGCATAGAATTATGGCGAATCCATTATTACCACCAATCACAAATGAACTGATCGCTGGTCTTGATGCTGCATTTCCACAACGTCACCCTGACTTGTCATTATCTGATAGAGAGATATGGTATAAAGCAGGGCAACGATTTGTAGTTGACTATCTTATTGAACAACAAAAAAGACAAGAAGAGAGTATGTTAAATCAAAAGGTTTTGGATTGATGTTATGTGTATAGGAGGAAGTCCATCTTATGCAACACCGCAACGTGAGACTGCTGCGTTTCAAGATGCACCACCTGTAGTAACAGGTAGTCAGACAGGTGTAGAGAATCCTAAAGATACAAAGAAAGTTACAGAAGAATTAAAGATCAAGAGACAGAAGAAAGAAGGAACTTATGTAGATCCAAACCTACAGAGAACAGAAGAATTATTAAGAAGAGGTGGGGGAGGTAACAAAACTGCACAACAAAAAGCTAACTTAGCTGCCAATAGAAAGAAGGCACAGAAGGCAGCACTACGTAGAAAAGCAGCAAAAAATACTAGACCTAAAGGTTCTTATGGTGGAGCTAGTGATATAAGACTAAAAGAAAATATAGTTCAAACAGGTATATCTAAGATGGGATATAAAATATACGAGTTTAATTACAAGAATGATGATACTCGTTATCGTGGTGCTATGGCTCAAGATGTTATAACTAAACTACCCGAAGCTATTGGGGTTCGAGATGGTTACTATACTGTTGATTATGATATGATTGACATAACTATGGAAGCTATATAATGAACACTATACCAACTAAAAGGTAAGTAACTATGTGCAGAGGATCACCACCGCCACCACCGCCACCCCCAGCACCAAGACCTATTCCCCCACCACCAGAGCCAACAGCAGGGAGAGTAGTTACAGGAGGTAACAGAGTATCAACACCAACTAGGGCTAGACCAGTTGGTACTGCTGCTACTGTTAGAGGACAACAACGTGCTACTGGTTTGACTGCTGCTGCTAGAAGATCAACAAGGGCTACGTCTGCTAGAAGGCTTGGCACTAGCTCTTTGCGAATACCTTTGTTAAGTACTAGCGATCTAAACTACCCTGTATAACATGGCTTACACTTCATTACAAAAGACAGCAGCATCTTTGTATGCTCTTTACGAGCAAGAAAGATCTATCTTTTTGAGAGAAGCTAGAGATTCTTCAAAGCTTACCTTGCCTAATCTGATACCAGAAAATGCAAGGGGTACAAGAAGTAAAACTAAAACACCATTCCAAGGTGTAGGTGCTAGAGGTGTCAACTCGTTAGCAGCTAAGTTGCTGCTTGCTTTGTTGCCACCATCTACTCCTTTCTTTAAGCTGACTATTGATAGTCTTGCCTTGATGCAAGAAGGTGCTAGTGAACAAAAGTCTGAGATGGATAAAGCTTTGAGGGTGATAGAAAATGCTTTGATGTCTGAGATAGAAGTATCAAACGATAGGGTAGGAATGTTTGAAGCACTCAAGCATTTAATCGTAGGTGGTAATGTTCTTCTATACCTGACAGATAAAGGACTACAAGTATATCCATTAGAGAAGTATGTGATACGCAGAGATCCTAATGGTAATACTCTAGAAATTATTATTAAAGAAACTATAAATGCTCAAGCATTACCAGCAGATTTTTTAGAACTGATAAAGCAGAAAGAACAATACAGCGAAGAGATGGAAGAAGAGTTGGATATATACACACACGTTAAGAGAGTCAATGATTCTTTCATGTGGCATCAAGAATGTAAGAACGAAAAGATACCAAGCACAGATGGTATGTCTAAAGTAGATGTCACTCCTTTTATTCCTCTCAGGTTTATTCGACAATCAGGAGAAAGTTACGGAAGGGGATATGTTGAAGAATATAGGGGCGACTTGATTTCTCTTGAAGCTTTGATGAAAGCAATAATTGAAGCAGCAGCAGCGTCAGCACGCACATTGTTTCTGGTAAATCCTAATGGGGTAACTCGTGCTTCGACTCTAAGCAAAGCACCTAACGGAGCTATTAGAGAAGGCTTGGCTACAGATGTTTCTGTATTGCAAGTTAATAAAGGGGCAGACCTACAAACATCTTTTACAGCAGTACAAAGAATTGAATCAAGACTTGAGTATGCTTTCCTTATGGCAAAGGCAGTACAACGTGACGCTGAAAGAGTTACAAGTACAGAACTAAAGATACTGACTAATGAATTAGAGAATAGTCTTGGTGGAATCTACTCTATCCTGACTCAAGAATTTCAACTTGTATATCTAAGAAGACGTATGCACTTGTTAGTTAAGTCAGGCAAAGCACCCAAGCTGCCAGACAATATAGTGAAACTCCATATCATCACAGGACTTCAAGGGTTAGGTAGAGGACATGATAGAGATAAACTTATTGAATTTATTACGACTGTATCGCAAGCTTTGGGTGGAGATATTATGAGACAGTTCGTAAATTTAGATGAAGCAGTCAAGATGCTTGCTACCTCTATTGGCATTGACAGTACAAATCTGATAAAATCACCACAACAGATTGCCGAAGAACAGCAGCAGTTACAACAACAAGAGCTTGTTCGATCACTCGGTAGTGCTGCTTTGAGTTCACCTTTGCTTGACCCACAAAACAATGCAAAGGCAAAACAAATTACGGAGGACACCAATGCCAACCAAGAAGCCCCAATCCAAGAGTAGAAAAAGAGACGAAGACGGAAAGTTTGTCTCTGCTAAAGCTGTCGTTAGTAGGGTAGGAGAGTATGAAAAAAACCCTGTACCAGAAAAGTCAGGTGATGTTACTACTAGACATGGTAGTACAATTCACTATAGTTAGGATAAAACCACTATGACATCATCACAGGTACAGGCTAACGAAACCCCACCAATGTCTGCACAAGACTTGGAAAGTTTGAAAGATGACAATGGTCTTATTGCTGGTAAGTTTAAGACTGTTGAAGATATGGCTAACAGCTACAAAGAACTTGAAGGTAAGCTTGGAGCTATAGAACAAACAGAAGAAAAAGCAGAAGGTACTGAAGAGACAGATGAGAACCAAGAAGAACAGCCATCATTTGATGCTGAAGAATTTTATGGTGATGGTCTTGCTTCTGTACTAGAAGAAGTTGGTATTGATGTAGAAGATATAACACAACGATTCTCAGATACAGGAAATATAAATGAAGATGATTACAGCAAGCTAGGTGAAGCTGGCTTTTCAAAACAAGTTATAGATACATACCTTGATGGCTTGAGAGGTACAGGTGGATCACCAGAAGATGTGACTACAGCACAGTCAAATGAAATCAAACAATCTGTAGGTGGAGACAAGGCTTATGAACAATTAGTAGAATGGAGTACAAACAATCTTCCACAGGAGACATTAGATTCTTTCAATCAACTACTTGAAACAGCTAATGTACCTGTAATAAAAATCGCAGTTCAAGGACTTAAAGCACAAATGAATGAATCACAAGGCTATGAGCCAGACTTAATCAATGGTCGTACTCCTCGTAGTGACAACAACCCATTCCAAACAGCAGCCGAAATTACTGCTGCAATGAGTGATCCTCGCTATGGTAAAGATGCAGCATACACACAAAGCGTATATGCAAGAATCGGTAGTTCTGATGTTGTCTAATGGCTAACACACCTACAAACCCTTCACTTTATTCAAGGGTAAAATCAGAAGCAAAGAAGAAGTTTAAAGTCTATCCCTCTGCTTATGCTAATGCGTGGCTTGTAAGAACTTATAAGAAACGTGGTGGAGGTTATCGTAAAACTTAATTATGAAAAAACTATCAGACAAACAAAAAAAGAATCTTGATAAAACTGGTGATGGTAAACTTACCAAAGCAGATTTTTTATTAGTTCGTAAACTAAAAGACAAAAAGAAAAATGGCAAAGCTTAGTCTTAGTCAAATGAGAACTCTGAAGAAACATTCAGAGCATCATTCTAAAAAACACATGGACATGATGAAGAAGCTGATGCGTGAAGGTACATCATTTAAAGCTGCTCATAATAAAGCACAGAAAGACGTAGGCAAATGAGTCTTACAAGATGGTTTAAAGAGAAGTGGGTAGACGTTAAAACAGGTAAACCCTGTGGTCGTCAGAAGGGAGAGAAACGTGCTGGCTACCCTGCTTGCAGACCATCAAAGAGAGTTAGTAAAGAAACTCCAAAGACTACAAAAGAAATGTCAAACAGAGAAACACTTAAGTTTAAGAAAACAAAGGTAAGCAGTAAGAGAATAAATTACAATCACAAAAGACGACAAGCAACTGCATAAGTGTTATATTTTATTTAACTACTCTTACTCGTAGTTCATGTCTCCACGCAGAAAATCTTTATCTCTTAGAAAGTCTGACAAGAATCCTACAGGAGGACTGTCTGAAAGTGGGAGGAGAAGAATTAATGCAGCTACAGGTTCAAAGTTGCAACGACCTGTCACTCAAAAGAGTGGACTTTCACCTAGACAAAAGGCTCGTAAAAAATCCTTTTGTGCAAGAATGTCAAAAGTGAAGGGGGCTATGAAAGACGATAAGGGCAGACCAACACGCAAGGCTCTTGCACTACGCAAGTGGAATTGCTGATACTTCTAATAACAAATCAAAAAACTAAGTGCCTGATACGTCAGATAACACTTTGAAAAACGATTACGAAAAGAAGTAACCCTATTATTTATCTTTATTCAAGGAGTTTAGAATGGCTAACGCCACAGTTTCTAGGCTTGGTCTTGTCAATAATAGTGGTACTAACTTTGATGAATTATTTTTGAAAGTCTTTTCTGGTGAAGTGCTTACAGCATTTACTAGAAATAATATTTTCAACGAGCAACTTCATTCAGTTCGTACTATTACATCAGGCAAGAGTGCAAGCTTCCCAGTTTTAGGTGCAGCCACCGCAGCCTATCACACAGTTGGCACACCTCTAGTTGGTGCTAACCAAATCAAAGCTAATGAGAAGTTAATTCTTATTGATGATCTTTTAGTAGCACAAGCATTTGTAGCTCAAATTGATGAGCTTAAGAATCATTATGACGTAAGGTCAACTTATGCTGATGAACTTGGTAAGGCACTCGCCAAGCAATACGATTTAAACGTAGCCAAGCAAATCGCAAATGCTTCAAGAGCATCTACTACTCTTAGTGGTGGTAATGGTGGTCTTGTATTGACACTTGCTAATGGTAATACTGCGTCAGCAAACGTCACAGGTGATGAGATAGCAGCAGCTATTTATGATATTGCACAAACATTTGACGAGAGGGATATACCTCCAACAGATCGTTTCTGTGTATTACCACCTGCTGAGTACTACAAACTTGCTGAGTCTGCTACTAGAACTGTAGACGTTGACTTTAACCCACAAGGTAATGGTTCGTTTGCATCAGGTAAAGTACAGCAAGTAGCTGGCATACCAATCATGATGTCAAACAGCGTTCCACAGTCAAACGTAGGATCTAACCCAAGTGGAGCTAACAACACTTACTCAGGTGATGATAGTAAAACTATTGGTTTAGTCTTCCATAAGTCTTCTGTTGGTACAGTTAAGCTAATGGATATGACTACTGAACTCTCAGGCTCAGATTACAACTTAATGTACCAAGGTACATTGATGGTTGCGAAGTACTTGCTCGGTCATGGAATCCTAAGGCCAGAGTGTGCAGCAACAATTAAGTTATCTGCTTCCTAATTAACATTTATAGGGTATCTTATTAATAGATACCCTTTTTTTTTATGTATCATTCTGGCAAAAAAAAGAAAACAGACAAGAAAAAAAAGTCTGGTAAAATGAAATCTAATAAATCTGCATTGAAGATACCCACAAAAAAGTACTAGATCATGGCTGTAGCTGCAACCACCGAACTTGAATGTATCAACATAATGCTTGATGCAATAGGAGAAGCACCAGTAAACAATTTAACTGGTACGCTACCTGTTGATGTCAGAAAAGCACAGAATACATTGACTGAAGTAAACAAAGAAGTGCAGTCAGAAGGTTGGAGTTTTAATACAGAACTCAATGTAACTCTTACAAGAGATGGTTCTAATAATATTTCTATAGGTACTGATGTCTTAAGAGTTGATGCTAATACTTTTGACCACCCATCAATAGATCCTATACAAAGAGGACTCAAGCTTTATGATAGAAAAAAGAATACATATATTTTTGATGAAGATTTAAAATGTACTGTTATTTATTTTAGAAATTTTGATGAGATACC